TCGTTGGTGTAATTCCGAGGATTTGGGAAGATACACGTTAGTGAAAGAGTCTAGGGCTTCAAAAATCGAAGAAATTATAGCAGGGTATGAATGGAAATTGGCGCATGAGATGAATACCTTGCACGACCTCAAAGCTGTGATCTATGGGTTCAAAGGATTAAACCACCACATTTTACGTATGAAATATGTTGAAGGCTTGACGCTGAAAGAGGTTGCTAGCGAATTGGGTTACGGACTTGACCACATCAAAAAAAGACATAGCGTTATACTAAGGGGGCTTAAATCTAAAAATCAAAAGAGTACACCTTTTGTACACCCTAAGTATTGAAAAACCATGATATACTGTTATCAGTAAAACTATGAATAAATTTGTAGACGTCCTTTTGGGGGCGTCTTTTTCCGTGTAAAAAAGAAGGAAGGTGAATAGACATGATTACAAACGAGAAACATCAGATTTTCGCTGACGAATGGTTAAAAGACATGAACGGAACAAGAGCCTACAGGGTGGCTTACCCTCACATAAAAAAAGATACAACAGCAAAAGCCGCAGCGAGTAGACTGTTAACTGACGTTAACGTTAAAACCTATATAGATGAACAGCTCGAAAAAATGCATAACGAACGAACAGCCGACGCTAAAGAGGTATTGGAGTACTTGACTTCTGTTATGCGCGGTGAGCAAAAGGAACAAACACTAATCGGAACAGGAGAGGGCGCTCAGGGAGTTACTGAGATCGACTTGTCAGGAAAGGATCGGATCAAGGCAGCTGAGCTTCTTGGAAAACGCCATGCGCTGTTCACCGATAAAGTAGACCTGCAGCAAGGCGATATTGTTATCAAGGTTGGTGAGTGGGATGGCGACGACGAAGCCGAAGATTAATATTGTCCTTGAATTTCCGCAGCCGTCCAAAGTGTTCAACAAGCATATGTATAACGTCATTGATGATTACACGAAATTTACCGAAATTCATTACGGTGGGGCATCTAGTGGGAAATCACACGGAGTTGTACAGAAAGTTGTAATGAAGGCTTGTAAGAAGTGGCGTAAACCGCGAAAAATTCTTTTTACTCGTAAAGTTGGCAGGTCAATTAAAGATTCTATTTTTGCGGATGTCTTAGCCTGCTTAGCTGACTTTGGTATTCTGGATCGGTGCAAAGTTAATAATACGGATTTTCGAATCACTCTACCAAATGGTGCCGAGTTTCTTTTTAAAGGCATGGATGATCCAGAGAAAATCAAATCTATTAAAGGCCTCTCCGATGTGGTTATGGAAGAAGCGACAGAGTTTACACTGGATGATTACACACAGCTCACTTTACGTTTGAGAGATCGCAAGCATAAAGTTCGTCAAATATTTTTGATGTTTAACCCAGTGAGTAAAACGAATTGGGTTTATAAAAACTGGTTTGCAAAAGATGTAACTGTGGATTCGAAACGTACTGTGATATACCAAACGAGCTATCAAAATAATAAATTTCTTGATGAAGAGACACGAATCACAATCGAAGAACTGAAAGAACGGAATCCAGCATATTATCGAATTTATGCATTAGGTGAGTTTGCCACACTGGATAAGCTGGTCTTCCCGACATATGAATCACAAGTTTTGAATAAGGCAGATCTTAAATCGCTGCCTTCTTTTTTTGGTCTTGATTTTGGCTATGTTAATGACCCATCTGCATTTATGCATGTGAAGGTCGATGAGAATAATAAGACACTGTACATCGTCGAAGAGTTCGTCAAAAAGCATATGTTGAATGATGAAATCGCAGACACCATAAAAAATCTTGGCTACGGAAAAGAAATTGTCGAAGCAGACAGTTCAGAAGAAAAGTCCATTGCAGAAATTCGGTTAAAAGGAGTGCCTCAAATTCAAGCAGTTAAGAAGGGAAAGGGTTCAATTTTACAAGGAATCCAGTTTATTCAACAGTACAAGATAGTAATTGACTCACGTTGCTTTAAAACGATTGAGGAACTTGAAAACTATACTTGGAAAAAGGACAAAAAGACAGGCGAGTACGTTAATGAACCAGTGGATACATACAACCACACAATAGATGCGATTAGATACGCACTTAATCAAGCGGTATTCCGGTTAAATGGAAGTTCTCTTGCTGATCGTATGTCGAGTGTGAAACTATTTTTTAGCTAGAAAGGAATGTGCAAGGTGGACAAAGGAGTTACTTTTTTACGGGGGCATCGGTATCACAAAAATGCGAATGCTGTGTTTAGAATGTCTCAAGAAGATTTCGATGCCATTGGTTTTGAAACTGATAAATGGATACACAGATTAGAAAAGTTTATCAACCGGCATCGAACGGAGCAATTACCACGATTGCAAGAATTAAAGCGTTACTATTTAGCAGATAATAATATTAAGTATCGACCAGCAAAGGCCGATGAATTTGCTGCAGACAACCGAATAGCAAGTGATTTTTCAAGATACATTACAATTTTCGAACAGGGTTATATGCTTGGGCAACCTGTACAGTACAAAAATGAGAATGATGAACTACAACAACAAATAGATGAGTATAATAAGCGGAATAATGAGGCATATCATAACGTGCTGATTAAAACGGATTTGTCCATTTATGGACGAGCGTACGAGCTTGTAACAGTTGGATTGGGCAACAATCAAGCATTTGTAAAAGTAGTGAAATTAGATCCTGAGAAGATGTTCGTTGTTTATGACGATACAACCGATAGCAATTCTTTATTCGGCGTGTACTACTACTCAATTGATTACGGCGACGGAGAAAGGAAAGATTTCGTAAACGTCTATACCTCTGATATGGTTTACATCTATCTGAATGATAATCAAGAAGAACGTGGATTGCATCTAGAGGATTATGACGATTATGCATTTGATGGCGTTCCAGTTAATGAGTACGCAAATAATGAGGATCGAACAGGAGCTTACGAACCTGTTTTGGATTCAATAGATGCTTATGACTTGTCACAGTCAGAATTAGCGAACTTTCAACAAGACAGCATGGACGCCATTTTGATGATTACTGGAAATCCTTATACAGGCACCGCTCAAAACGACCTAGACGAAGAGGGAAACATTGTTCCTAATTCGCGCTTAGCCGTCTCTTTGGCGTTTAAGAGAGCGCGAATGATGATTATGGATGATAATCCTAATCCAAACGGATCGACACCGGACGCGAAGTATTTAATCAAACAATATGACGCCGCTGGATCGGAAACATACAAGCAGCGTTTAGTAAATGATATTCTTCGTTTTACCTTTACACCAGATACCTTAGATGCCAATTTCAGCGGGAACCAGTCTGGTGAAGCAATGAAATATAAACTTATGGCTGCGGATAATCGACGGGTAATGCAGCAAAGACTCTTCGAAAAGGGTCTAATGCGTCGCCTACGACTAGCCGTTAATATTTGGCGGATCAAAGGAAATGAATCAACGGCATATGAAGATATCAATGATACAAATATCATCTTCACCGCAAATGTTCCTAAATCAGATACTGAGATTGTTTCTTTAGCTAGTCAATTGTATGGAACAGTATCCGATGAAACATTATTCGAGATTTTAAGTACAGTAACTGGAATTGATCCAGAAGTTGAGTTAACTAGGATTAAGGAAGAATCCAGTAAGGAATCAGATCCAAGACGCCCTAAAAATATTGAGGAGGAAACGAGAGATGAAAGAACTGATAAAAAAGATGCTAGAACAGTTGGCGAGCATTGATGATTTGGAATCAGAAAAAGAGTTTGAAGCAGTTGCAAAGTTTTCAAACCAAACAATGGAGTTGGCAGCAAATGTAAATTGGAAGTATTTCACTTTCCTTAAAGAAGAGGGATTCACCGAAGAACAAGCTATGCAAATAGTTTTAGCTGGTCAAAAAAATGAATAACTCCCAAAAATACTGGAAAGATCGGATGGACGAACTCATGGCCTATGTGGACCGAACGGACATCGAATTTTTTTATGACCTTCAAGATATCTATACCGAGTATTTGAGAGCAGCACAAAAAGAGATTTATACTTTTTATGCAAAATATGCCAAAGACAACCAAATATCTCTGCAAGAGGCAAAGCAACGCTTGATGCGAGAAGATTTGAGCGATTACCGAAAGAATGCGGAGAAATATTTTAAACAAGCTGAGAAGGATCCGAAATTGTTGAAACGACTGAATGAGCAATATAAAGCGGGGAAAGTCACTCGGCTAGAAGCACTTCAACTAGAGCTGTCCTATCAATTGGGGAAAATGTCGCAAGAACTGCACCAGTCGTTTGAGTCGTACCTAAAAGAAGTTGGGAGATACGTTTATCGAAAAGTAAATTTTGGCAATTCTGCTAGCACTTTGAATGGTCCAACTTTAAAACAACTGATAGAAACGCCTTTTAATGGAAAAAATTATTCTCAAAGCATTTGGGGAAACGTTGATGAATTAGCTAAAGATCTAAAGGATAGTTTGGCGAAAGGTTTTATTCGCGGCATGGGGCCCGCAGAGATGGCTCGCGAATTGCGTAAAAAGTACAACGTGGCTAGAAGTCGAGCAGAAGCGATTATCAGGACTGATGGAACAAATGTGATAAATAATGCCACGATCAAACGATACAAAGAAGCGGGGCTGACTGAGTACGAGTTTTTGGCACACCTAGATAGTCGGACAACTGCTATTTGTGAAAGCTTAAACGGCAAGATATTCAAAGTCAAAGAGTATCGACCAGGAACCAATGCACCACCGATGCACGTGAATTGCCGAAGCACAATTGTGCCGACAGATAAAGAATTAGGGTTGTAAAGGAGGGATCGAATGAAGTTACCGAAAAACATCAAAGTGGGTCAGTTGTTTTACGATGTGACTGAAAAGCCTGTGATAATAATTGAAGAGGACAGAAATTTTCAAGGGTCATGCAGCTATACCAACACAGCAATCACCATACTTGATTCACTGAGTGAAGAACGAAAGAAAGATGTTTTCTTCCATGAACTTACTCATGCGATTTTTTATGAAGCCGGGTTTGAAGATCAAGATGAAGATATGATTAATCGAGTAGCAAAAGTTATTCATCAGGTAATGAGTGAGAATGATTTTAAGTTTAGTGAAAAATAGGCTTTTTTATTTTGTCCAAGCGTGACGACATTAAAAGCATCGGAAGTGCAGGCATTGATCCACGTTAAAAGCTATGGAAGGAGAAACCACCATGTATAACAAATTGAATTTAATGTCTATGAGATTGCAATTTTTTGCCGAAGATAACGGCGCTGCGGGTGGCCAACAAAGCGCAGAAGGAAACGGCAAAGAAACAACGATTGAAAAATCAGAGTTGAATCTAGAAGATTTGACCGATGATCAAGTTCAAGCATTAAAGGAAAAATACGGCTTTAAAGATGATGATGATGTTGATTCTATCGTCAAAAGCAAAAAGTCACGCTGGCAAAAAGAATTGGAAGAAGAAAAGAATGAAGCAGCCCGTTTGGCAAAATTATCCGAAAAGGATCGTCAGAAAGCACTTCTCGACAAAGAACGGTCAGACTTTGAAAAAGAAAAAGAGGAATTTCAAAAACAACAGTTGTTCGTTGAAAAAGGCAAACAACTAACTGCACAAGGAATTCCAGCTGATTTTGCCCATCGTATTACTGGCGAAACCGCCGAAGATATTTTGGAAGATGTTAAATCTTTTCGCGAAGAGTGGGACAAAGCGGTAGAAGCTAAAGTGAATGAACGGCTTGCTTCGAAATCGAAAACACGCGTTGGTACTGGCACAGGTCAAATGACGAAAGCTGAAATCATGGCAATCAAAGACTCTAAAGAACGTCAACAGATGATTGCGCAAAATAGAGAATTATTTTAGGAGGATGACACATGAAAACTATGTCTAAAACAAATCGAAAACAATTTATGAAAATGCAGTTACAAATGTTTGCCTCAGAAACAGACTTAACAAAAATGGATGACCTAGGTGAAATTAAGTCCATTGATTTCGTTAACCGTTTTGAAGCAGGAATCAGAGAATTGCTAACTTTACTGGGTGTAACTCGTCTTGAAGCGTTATCGCAAGATATGAAGATTCAGATGTACAAATGGACAGCAACATTAAAAGATGGTGCTATTGGCGAAGGTGAAGATATCCCGCTTTCAAAAGTTACTCGTGCTAAAGATAAATCTTTCCAAGTGACTTTTAACAAATGGCGTCGTGCTGTTTCAGCAGAATCAATTGCTCGTCACGGGGCTTCATTGGCTATTGATCAAGCGGATAACAAATTGTTGCGTAAAATTCAAGGAGGAATCAAAACGAAATTTGTTGATTTCTTAGGAACTGCACCAACTAAAGTTAATGCAGAAGGGTTACAAAAAGCTTTAGCCCAATCGTGGGGTAAATTGAGCACTTTTGAAGAATTCGATGGCGCTGAATTTGTCTCATTTATTAATCCAATGGATGCTGCAACGTATCTTGGTGATACCAAAGTTTTAGCTGATGCTTCAAATGTTTTTGGCATGACTTTACTTAAAAACTTTCTAGGAGCGAACAATGTGGTTGTATTGAACGCAGTTCCGGAAGGAAAAGTTTATTCGACTGCTGTTGATAACATCGTTTTAGCCTACTTAGACATGAAAGCTTCCGATTTAGGAGATATTTTTGTAGACTTCACTGACGAAACAGGGTTTATCTCTGCAACGCGTGAACGTACATTGCGTAATGCAACTTATGAATCGTTGTACATGAACGCGTTGGTG